CAAGCGGTACTATAGAATGGTATCAAAATGATAAGCTTCATCGTCTAGATGGACCTGCAGTTGAATATGCTAATGGAAGTAAGTATTGGTTTCAAAATGGTAAACGCCACCGTCTAGATGGTCCTGCTATTGAATTTGCTAATGGTGATAAGTATTGGTTTCAAAATGGTAGGCCTCATCGTGAAGACGGTCCTGCTGTTGAATGTGCTGATGACAATAAGTTTTGGTATCAGAATGGTAAACGCCACCGTCTAGATGGCCCTGCTATTGAATATGCTGATGGTGATAAGGAATGGTTTATCGAAGGTAAAGAACTTACTGAGGAAGAGTTTAACAATAGAAATAACAAATTCGAAGTAACATTGCAAGACATTGCTAAAGCTATGAACATCGACGTTAATAAGCTACGCATTAAGGAATAAGATCATGGAAGAATATAAAGCAAAAGCGATGAAGCCAAGAAAATACGCGTATTTACAAAAGGTAGAAAATAGCGAAAGACGCACAAACGCAAATTCCGAATACACACAAATCGTAACCGAAGATATGGAAGTCTATTTCTTCACCAACGACGAATTAGAAAATGCAAAATTGAGAGCTACTAAAAATCCGGAAGATCAGAAACTTATTGAAATTACGTACGTCGGAAAAGAATTATTGTAAAATGGTGGATTTTAATATGTACAAATGGTTAAATATAGTATAGAATATAGATATGGACAATGTTAGCGATATAAGAAACGAGTTTATTAGGCTCTACAATAACAAAGAATTTGTTATAGATAAAAGTGGTGTAAAAACACTTGAATACATAGGTTCATCCTTCAATGCAGATGAGTCTGCTATCTTTGGAAAACCGAATAAAGACTACATCAAACGTGAAATTGATTGGTACACTTCCCAATCTTTGGACGTCGATGATATTGAAGGCAAAACACCGAAAATTTGGCAAGATATTTCATCCCGTTCTGGCCTCATACATTCTAATTATGGTTATCTTATCTACTCAGATGAAAACGAAAACCAATATGCGAGTTGTTTAAATGCGCTATTGGATGATAAGAATACCCGCCGTGCAATTATGATCTATACTCGGCCTCAAATTCAAAGACAGTATGACAGAAATGGTATGTCTGATTTTATATGCACTAACAGTGTACAATACGTTATTCGCAACAATAAGCTCCATGCTATCGTCAATATGCGTAGTAATGATGTTATTTTTGGTTATCGAAACGATTGGGCATGGCAAAAGCATGTATTATCTAAACTCGTTAAAGAGTATAACGACACAGCACGCCGGCACAACAATTATGTAGACGTCTCTGTTGGAGATATCACATGGCAGATAGGATCTTTACACGTCTATGAACGACACTTCAAATACATTGAAGATGAAATTTCTAAGCGTATTAGAATGTCACACAATAATTCACTTGCTGACAAAATACTATAACATTATGAATGATAATTATAAACACAAACTATGTTTCGTTGATCTTGAAACAACAGGTTTAGACCGAAAGAAAAACGACATTTTTCAACTTTCTGCGATTATTACAGATCCTTCTGGTGATAACGTGTTGGATAAAATCACACTGAGTTTTAAACCATATCAACTCAACGATTATGAAGAAGCTGCATTTGAGAAAACCGGAGTCACCCTTGAATATTTAAATTCACTTGAACTTGATTCTCTGACAGCAAGGGATATATTTATAGATTTTCTTAAAAAACATGTAGACCCATTTAATAAAAGCGATAAGCTTCAGTTTATTGCTTATAACGCACCATTTGATTCTGAATTTTTAAGAGAGTGGTGGAATAAGGCAAACGATCCTTATTTTGGAAGCTTATTTTGGAATCCGCCTATCTGTGTTATGCAAGCTGCAGCGTGGTTTGTACGACGCGTCAGAGGAGCTTTATTTAATTTCAAATTGGGAACAATTTGTGAAGCTGCTGAACTAGGGTGGGATGACTCTAAAGCGCACGACGCAGAATACGATATCACAAAGACTCTCGAGCTTTATCGATATTTGTCTAAAACGATGCACTAAATAGCATTAAGTGTTTAACTAATATTGTGTACAAGACTACAAAACTATGGTATAATTAACTTATGAAAAACAACGCCAAAGACTACAAAACTAAAGTAAAAAAACGTAAGCGAATCCACGCTAAAAGTAAAACATCTCACTTAAAACAAAGTAAACTCTATAAAAAGAAATATAGAGGACAAGGAAAATAAACGTAAACAAATATGGGAAAAACAATATTATCACAAATGTACGATGAAGAATCTTCCGATCAACACGCAAACAGCGCAGACACGTTTGCAAATTACGCAGGACTTAATAGCACAGTCTCGACTAAACCCGTAACTCCTGCTGACGTTCTTAAAATGTGCTCAGATCTTCAAATTAAAAAATCAAACGACTATCAAAACCCTCATTCGATTATACGCCAAGCTGATTATTATCCTCGTGGTGTATCTTCTATTCTCGATATCATCCACGCAAAAACTCTGCGGATGCGTTCTGTGATCGAAGCAATTGAAAGTGACGATGCGTATAAAGAAAACTTCGAATCGATTGAAGATTCAGCTATGGATTTAATCAATTACGCTTCTTTTCTTGTATCATATATGAATGGAGGTATCGATGGTCAAGAAGTCGACCGTGATTTTCTTAATAGAAAGGTTAGTGAAAAATGAAAAAGAAAGCGGCGATAGTTTCTATATTTTTACCAGTAAGATCTCCACAAATACACGATAAAAACTCTTCTGCCTCAGGCCAGTTAGAATCTTATTATACAGAAAAAATATTAAATGATAATGGTTATGAAGTAGACTTTATCGGTTATAAGAGTACTAGAAAAAAATTAGACGACAATTATTTGCATGTATTCGATTGCGATGATGTAAATGTATATGATAGAATTTTAATACAAGGTTCTAGTCCAGTCTTTTTTGGAGGAGGTCCAAATCCTAATTTCTTTCCTATGCTAGAGTTTTTGACACCATATGAAGGTAAGTTCTACTTTATGGCCAGTGATCCTTTAATCCCATTCATAAATCCAGCCAAACCTTTATTGGATTTAAAAAGACTAAAAAGATGGGATAACAAAATAGACGAATGGAAAATACGCCCATACAGAAAAAATTCACCAGAGTATTATAAAGACATTTATGATAAATGGGAATCTCATATAGAAAAATGCGTGCACGTTTTTCCTGGGAAAGATATTCAAAAATTTTACCCAAATTCAAAAGTTAATGAAGTAATGTATGCTGATTGGTTTAATTATATATGGAAACATGAAATTGAGATAAAGGATACTACATCTAAAAAACAATGGGATGTAATGTATTATGGTCGTAAAAGAAAAAAATTTAGAGAAGACCAAGTAAGAAAATATATGCCAGAAGGTATGAATAATCTTTTGGTTAGTTATAAAACGAATAAGGTTAAAACAGATTTTGTTAAAACACTACCGAATAGTGAATTAAGAAAAACATTAAATAAAAGCAAAGTATCACTAATATTAGGCGATAAAGAACATTTGGATAATGTGGTGACATATAGATTTTATGAAATTTTGGCGTCTGACGCATTAGCCGCGATATCCATTGAATACGACCCTAAACGAGAACTTATACAGAATCCAATATTAAAAAAATTACTGTATGTACGTAATAAATATGATGTTGAAAAGCTCGTAAATAAATATGATAAGTCACTAATTGATTTACAAAAAGAAGAATTAAAAAGACACTTTAAGGATAAAAAAATAATACTATAGCATGAAAAACATATCAATCATTTTAGGTAGAGGCATTGAAGGTTGTGGCGTAACGAAATTTACTATCGAACAATGTAAATACTTTGAAAAAAGCTCGGCATATAAATATAAGGTGTTTGCGTCTAAGGATAAATCTTGGACTCGTAAAGACGCGCATTCGACAAATCATATTCAACAGCTTAAGTTCGCTAATGATGATGATGTTGACGAAATGATTAAAGAGATTAACGAAAGTGATATCGCAATAATAAATTCTTTACCAGCTTCAAGTTTAAAGGAAAAGCCAATTGAAAATTTTAAAAGAATGCTCGATCAAATCGATGTGCCAGTTGTTCTCATCCAACACGATCATTCAATGCAATCTATTCGACGTAATGCAGCACTAGACGAAGCGATTAGAAAGGCAGATATTATATTTGTACATTCAACCTCGAATGATTTTGCTAAATACGCCCGCGAAAAAGTTGGTGGTGGAGTAACACTTTTTGGTACAGAACCTGGCACGCCAATTATTGCATTTCAGCCAGGAATGTATTTTGACGATGTTAGAAATAAGTATTGGAAATCTGAATGTCTTAATCCTAAACATCACAAATGGATTGGGCGAACTACATCTTGGAAAGGCTATCAAGAAATGTTTAAATACCACAATGCACACCTTGCGCCAAATGGTATGTTAACCACGTTTGAAGGAATTGAACGTTCTCCTGCGTATCTTGGTTTTAGGGAATTGTCTGTCTTCAAAGGATTACTCGGAGAAAATATTGACACCTACGACTTTAGCGATGGGTATGGAAGCGACGTACATGTTTTCGGCCCATATATTCAAGAAGAAATGCTTGAAAGAATGTCTAACGTTGGATTTGGTTATCAGCTTTCAAGAATGAAAGAACATTTTATTCAGCGGTCAATTGAGTATACACATTGTGAAGTTGTTTGTACTGGCACTATTCCAGTTTTCAATAAAAGGTACGGCGATGCATGTACACATAGGCTATATAATAAAAAACTTACTGCGTGTGAAAACAGTGGAACTATTTGGCTCGACGAAAACAACCTTGAAGAAAATCTAAATCAGATGCTTGAAATTAATAACGATACGGCTCTCCGTGAAAAAATGAGAAATGAAGCTTACAGTTTTTATAAATCTCACCAAGACGCATCTTACACGTTTAATGATATGATGGTTTCAATAGCTGAAAACGTAGACGTTTAGAATCGATAAATAAAAAAAACATGAATAACAATATTACCCACGCAGCGATTGTACCACTTATTGGTGGACTCCCCTTAGCTATGGAAAGCGTATTTGGCAAAAAGCCGGAGTATGTTTTATCGTATACGCCATTTGAGGCAAATGATTCTCAATATCGTGATTATCATAATAACACAATACCGTATTATAGAATTGACAAAAACGAAGCTCCTTCTTCTCTTAAGTCGGTAGACGTAGTTGGTGCCACCTGCCCTTGTGCAGGATTGTCGTCTCTTAGTCCATCATCATCAACAGATAATAAAGCCAACGATTGGATGGTCGAATCCGCAAAATACGTCTTAGGTAAAGTTAAGCCAAAGGTTTTCTGGGGTGAAAATGCACCACGTCTTGCTTCAAAAATGGGCGAACCTATCGTTGAAAAATTGCGTGTTATAGCAAAAGAAAATGGTTATACGATGTCGCTGTACAAGACTAAATCCAAATTTCATGGACTAAGTCAAACTCGTGATAGGGCATTCTATTTCTTTTGGCAAGGTGAATCGATTCCTCATATGCCCTTTTATGGCCGTCAACATGAAAAAATTGAAGACACGATACGTAATGCCTTTGTATCTGATGATGATCCGATGAATGTATTAGTCAATGAAAAGAAACCAAGTGAAGATGCGTTTTATGACTACGTTTTAAAGGAAATCGAAGGAGGTATCACGCACCAAGAATTCTTTCAAAAAATAGATAAAAGCACTAATCCTTTAGTCTATATTGAATCAAAAGGAATCAAATATAACGAGGTTGAACCTTGGCTAAGAGAAAAGGGATACGAAAAAGAAGCAGATCGTGCTTTACGCATGTACAAAAAACTAGAATCAGGAGGAAACATTATGAGAAAAACTACTGAAATCGCTAAAGATTATGTTGGTGCGTTTGTAGGTCATATGCCTTGTTGTATAACACACCCTGATGAAGATCGATATCTTACTATTCGCGAATGTTTAGAAATTATGAAAATGCCAAAGGATTTTCAACTTCAAGGTGGAAGAAAAAATCTTAATATGATTTGTCAAAACGTCCCAGTTACAACAGCAGAAGATATGTCAAGAGTAATTTTGTATTGGCTTAATGGGAAGTTGGATACGAAGAAAGCAGAGTTTGGAGTTTTTGATAATAAAAAACAAACTTATGAATTTGAAGAAATCCCACAAACGTTAGAAAAATTCATATAAGGTAATTATGTTATGTACAAATAGTAAAATTTATTATATAATAGAAGTAGAAAGTAAAGAAACAATATGTCATTATTAGAAAAACTAAAAAAATCGTCACGATCTAAAGAAGTAGCAATTCTTTCAGAATCAAAACTTTTCTCTGAAAAGGAACTCACACAAACACCAGTGCCAATGATCAACGTAGCGTTATCAGGCACAATTGATGGAGGATTAGCGTCTGGCCTAACAGTTTTGGCTGGCCCGTCAAAGCACTTTAAAACATCCTTTGCGTTGTTAATGGCTGCGTCCTATCTTAAAGAACATAAAGATTCTGTTTTACTCTTTTATGATTCAGAATTTGGTTCTCCTCAAGCGTATTTCGAATCTTTTGGAATTGATACTAATCGGGTATTGCATACGCCAGTTACAAATATTGAAGAATTAAAATTTGATCTTGTACATCAGCTAAATGAAATTTCTAGGAAAGACAAGGTGATTGTTGTTATTGATTCTGTAGGAAATATCGCATCAAAGAAAGAAGTAGAGGACGCAGAAAATATGAAATCAGTCGCAGATATGACAAGAGCTAAGGCACTTAAAGGTCTATTTCGTATGATTACACCTATGCTAACACTGAATGATATCCCATTGCTTGCTATTAATCACACTTATATGGAGCAAGGATTATTTCCAAAGGCAGTTGTAAGCGGCGGAACTGGTGTAATGTATTCTGCTGATAACGTTTGGATTATTGGACGTAGACAAGATAAAGATGGTACTGAAGTAAAAGGATATCACTTTGTAGTTAACGTCGAAAAATCACGATTCGTAAAAGAAAAATCAAAAATTCCTATCTCAGTTTCTTGGGAAGGAGGTATTCAAAAATGGTCTGGTTTATTAGATGTTGCTCTAATAGGCGGATATGTTATTAAACCTAAAAATGGTTGGTATCAAGCCAGAAACCCTAACACAAACGAAGAGCTTTCTACAAATGTTAGAGCTAAACAAACCCTTAAAAAGGAATTCTGGACGCCAGTGTTTGAAAATACAGATTTTGCGGCGTATATTGAATCTCGCTTTAAGATCGGAAATGTTGAAATGGTAATAGAAGAAGGAGAAGAAGACAATGGCGGCGAATAAAATTGATATAGACAAATATGTACAATTCGTTGAGAAGGGTGATAGCGAACTTTATGCATTGAAAATCATAAAAGGTACTTACACCGATGTAATATATACATATGGGAAAGTAGAGATAAAAGGTTCAGTTGATCACCCAGTTTTAAAATTTGATTTTATTATCAACGAACCATCGAAGGGCAAAAGAAAAAAGAAGTTAGAAAAGTCCAAAGCATTTAAAACACTTATAGGCGATATTCTTGTCAACCTTATTGAAGAAAAAATTGATGACAAACCTGCAACAACTGATAATTAAAACAATAACGGCCGATGAAATATATTGTCGAAAAGCACTACCTCACATTAAAGCTGAATATTTTGAAAACGAATATAAGCCTGTTTATGAGCTTATCTTAAGTTTCTTATCAAAATTTAATAAATTGCCAACATCCTCTGCCCTAAGTGTGGAGTTCCAAAAGAGTGATTTTATAAATAGATCTAATAGTAATGATATACACAATTTAATACTTGATCTGGAAAATAATGAGAAAGTTGACAGAGAATGGCTACTGAACTCTACCGAGGAATGGTGCAAAAATAGAGCAGTCTATCTTGCAATCATTAAATCAATCGGCATCATCGATGGAAAGGAAAAAGAACTAACTGATGGTGCTATCCCCGGAATCCTATCCAAGGCGCTACAAGTGTCTTTTGATACGAATGTTGGTCACGATTATTTTGAAAACGCAAATAACAGATACGAATTCTATCATACGCAAGAAGATAAAATCCCCTTCGACATATCGCTACTTAACACCATTACAAAAGGAGGTGTTTCGAATAAAACTCTCAATATTATTCTGGCGGGCACTGGTGTGGGAAAAAGTTTGGCGATGTGCCACTTTGCTTCTGCCAATATCTCCGCTGGACGCAATGTTTTATACATTACTCTTGAAATGGCAGAAGAAAGGATTGCTGAGCGAATCGATGCCAATTTACTTGACGTCCCGATTGATCAACTTGAGACGTTGCCTAAACAACTTTTTAATTCCAAAGTTGATCAGATCAAAGAGAAGTCTCGAGGAAAGCTTATCGTTAAGGAATACCCAACAGCGACAGCACACGTAGGTCACTTCCGCGCCCTTTTAGATGAACTAAAACTTAAAAAGGATTTTAAACCCGATGTGATATTTGTTGACTATCTTAACATTATGGCATCAGCGCGTATCAAAGGTCTAGGTGGTTCGGTGAACACCTATTCGTTAATTAAGGCGATTGCTGAAGAGTTACGAGGTCTTGCTGTAGAAACTAATGTTCCTGTTTGGTCTGCAACACAGGTAACGAGAACAGGTTTTGGTAATACTGATGTTGAGTTAACTGATACTTCAGAATCATTTGGTTTGCCTGCAACTGCTGACTTAATGTTAGCACTTATTTCGACAGAACAACTTGAAGAAATGAATCAGCTCATGGTTAAACAATTGAAAAACCGATATAACGATCCTACACAAAATAAAAGATTTGTTGTTGGAATTGATAGGTCAAAAATGCGGCTATACGATGTAGAGGATTCTGCTCAGACACTTTCAAGTGATGAAATTACTCATACTCCAGTTTCCAATAAAGATTTTTCAGCCTTTAAAATATAATGATTGCTGTATATGGATTAGATAAAGATCGAAAAGCTATGGTAAAGTCCATTTGTGATTATACCATCCAGTTGTTAATGCCAAGGATGAAAAATAAATTGAACATCAAATTTAAATTTATTGATGATTTGGTTTCAAGCGATGGGGTTTATGGCGATTGCGAATGGTTAGGAGAAACGTGTAGACGCCCTAGAAACTTTTTTATTCGAATCGATTCATCACAGGAAAACCAGCTAATGTTAGAAACTGTGGCTCATGAACTTGTACACGTAAAACAGTATGCTCGCGGAGAAATGAAAGAGCTTGTTAGATCATCTAAATACACAAGATGGAAAGGTAAGGATATCAATCACCGCAAATTAAACTATTACGATCAGCCGTGGGAAATAGAAGCACATGGCAGAGAGACGGGTATATTCATTAGATGGCTAAGCGAAAGCAAATGGAAAAAGTGTAAATGGTGCAAATATTAAAAGCTCATTTATTATAAATAGAATTGAATACTACACACGATGGGAAAAATGCTAGAATTTAAAGATTATATAACAGAAGACATATCAACCGGATCTCTAGAAAAAGCCAAAACATTAATATTAAGATACCTTCGCAAAAAGACAGGTACTTCAAAAATGTTTGCAACTTTAGGATTAGAGAAATATAAAAATACGAATGGCGCAGGTTACGGATTACGTTTTTATGCACCAGGAAAAAAGATAGAATCTTGGAGATTTAACTGGGTAAACGTTGGAGGTGCTAATAGTAGCAACTTAGCTTCAATAGATTTTTGGAATGGTTCTACTCAAGGACCGACATACCACCTATCCTTTGACCGTGATGTTTCTTTAGTTAAAATTCTTCCACAAGTAGCGGATATGCTTAAATCCGGAAAGATCACAGCTGGTAGATTTTCTACATATCCATCAGACATCCCACTTAACGAAGATGTAGAATTAGAATCAAGTGAAGTTTTATGTGAAGCAGTTGATCCTGATGATGCGTATGATAATGTTATATCATTAGTATCAAGTCCTGGATTCACTAAACAAAAGGTCTTTAAAGTTTGGAAAAGCGTAGGTATTAAAATATTTGATGAGCTAGAGTCTCAGAATCCTGCACTAATTAAAAAAGTTGGTCGTCAATATATTTGGAAAGGTAAGAAAGCGGACATTAAAAAACTTTTATTACAGAAACAAACAATCCTTGATTCAATTGGTGTAGTTACTGGTAAAGTTAAAAGTGGTTCCTCGACTGAAAGATACGCTAAAGACGCGCAACTTGACGAACTAGATTCACAACGCGAAAAACTTACATATGAAAACCAATTAAATGATCTAGAAAATCTTATTAAGATGACCGCGTCAGGTGCCTCAAATGCGTTGTTTATTGCAGGTCGAGGAGGTATAGGTAAAACATATACTGTAGAAAAAGTGTTAGGTGAAATTGGTCTTTCTGATGGACAAGGTTACTTTAAAAACACTGGTACTGCATCAGCTGCAGGTATATATTCTCTACTGTTTAAATACAAAGACGAAATCGTACTATTCGATGATTCCGACGATGCTTTAAAAGACCAAGAAGCACGAAACATGTTTAAAGCTGCAACCGACACGAAAAAGGTAAGAAAGCTAGTGTGGAATAAAATGGGTAAGAATGTCGTTGATCCAGATGAAGATATGACTGATGAGGAAATCCTTGATCAAGGGAAAATCCCACGTTATTTTGAATTTACGGGTAAAGTCATATTCATCTCCAACTTGAAAATAGATAAGCTCGATCCTGATGGTGCAATTCGTACAAGGGCCTTTATGATTGAAATAGATCCAACCGATGTTGAAATCTATGACTTCATGGAAACAATCGTAGACAAAATTAAATTGGATGGTGATTTGAAATTAGATTCCGCAACACGTAAAAAGACAGTTGACTTACTTCGTAAAGGAAAGTCTAAACAAACCGCTAACTTACGTAAACTGTCGCGAGCTTTGAATATGCAGGCAGGTACTATCAAATCTGGTGTTAATATTTCAGACAACGATCTAGCACGAATGATTGAAACTTATGCTTAATATTAAAACATTTCAGGCGTTTCTTACCGAAGGAACTAAACTAGCTCCAGGAGAATTGAAAAAGACTGCCACTGGAGGTCCTAATGCAGGAAAAGAACGTACAGAAATCTTAGCAAATAAGATACGTAAACAAGAACCTCTTACACTCGCGAAAGGAGGAGAGTTTCAAGTTGTAGACGTACAAGGTGCATTAGCATCAATTGAACAGTTCAAAAAAGATGGCAAAAGTTTTAATTTAATTGGTAAGGATGAAACTAAAATATCTTCGTCAGATTTACTTAAAACAAAAGAATTTGGTGGAGGAGCAGGAGCTGGTGGAGGTACTAAGCAAACAGCAATTGGTGAATCAGCCCAGTGTGTATGGATGGCCGCAATGCTTGAAATTGGCGCTGAAATGCCAATCGAAAGTTTTACAGATGAAGTTCTTACAAAGGCATCGAAAAAAGCAAGTGTTGGAAAAACGACTCTAAAAGAAATGTTAGCAATTGATGATAGTTGGAAAATGTCATCATATCTTACTGCGCAGTACGCGATCAAAAACCGTATTATTGGAAAGGGTATGACTTTCCATCGCGATGATGGACTCATGAAAGCAATCTATGAGGCTAAAAACAAAGCGTTTAAAAACAACGACATGAGGCCTCTTAAAGATGATAAGTGGAATCCAGGCGATATTTGGGTTGCAGACGCTGACTTCAAGATGAAAGAACTTAATACTGCGACTGTTGAAGGTTTAAATGATGATATTCTAGATCTGTATCTTCAAAAAAGATTAGTTGGTATTTCTTTGAAAAAAGTAGATAAGGGTGTAACATCAACTGAAAAAAATGTTGAACGACCTCCTGAAACTGAAGACTATGTATACACTTCAAGTGAAATCAAGTCTCGTGTAAGAGGTGAATGGTATACAAATAAAGGCGCTTCTATTATATTTAAAGGTGGTCAACTTGATTTACGAGCCAATTCTGCCTTTGGTTCTCATAAAGTTGAAATCCAAGGGAAAGGCGCTCGTGGTGGTGGTGTAGGTTGGGGTCCAATTACAGATGCATCAAAGAGAATTTATGGTAAAGAACTTCCTAAAAATTCTGATATGAAAAAGGAAGCGCAGCAAATAGCTAAAGGCGATAAAAGGGCAATTAAGAATTTTACTAAACTACTTCAAATAGTAGATAAAAAAATATCAGAAGATGAGGTAATAAAAGAAGTTGGTAATCTTGGTAAAAACGCTGCAGTGTGGATTCATGGAAAACTCGGTGGTTTGTATTTCATTAAACAAATCGCAAAGGGTGGTCAAAATGCTAATAAGTTTATTACACAAATCATAAATTATGCTGGTAGTTCAACATCTGTTTCAAGCGCATACATAAAATTAAGTGAGAAATAATGAGTATACTTGAAGCAGCATTAGCATTTCACAGGGATAACGATATACCGTTAGCCCAGAATATATTTCGCCCACACACTGAAAACTATTACAAACTATTTTGTAAAGCCCGCGTACTGAAAGAGTCGTTACAACTTTGCAAGTTTGATGAGTACCTTATGTCAACAGACATTGGTGAACTTGCAATGCACGAAGGTGAAGAGGTACCCTTAGATCACCCCTTGATTGAAGCAGAATATAAAGGTAGGGAAGTTGAATTAAACGAACCAAAACGTGGTGGTAAAAAGAAATATTTTGTTTACGTTAAAAACGATAAAGGAAATATTATTAAAGTTCAGTTTGGAGATACTTCAGGTCTTAAAGCAAAAATTGATGACCCTGCTGCTCGTAAATCATTTGCAGCTCGACACAACTGTGCAGCGAAAAAAGATAAAACAAAACCCGGATATTGGTCTTGCAATCTTCCACGGTATGCAGATCAGCTTGGTTTAAAAGGTGGTGGAAACTTTTTTTGGTAATGGGAACGCAATATAATATATAATATGAATAAGGCATATACAGATAAAATACAAGGTAGATATAAAGTTAGAACATTCGAGTCGACTACAAATTCAGATGAACTCGTTTGGCATAGAGATAAGACCGACCGTGTTGTAACTGTTCTTGAAGGAAAGGGCTGGATGTTTCAGATGGATAATGGCGTACCTTATGAATTAGAAGAAGGTGACGTTTTGAATATTCCTAAAATGGAATACCATAGGATTTACAAAGCTGGATCTAATAATTTGGTGATAGAAATAGAAGAACCTAAATTCAAAACCTTTAAGACATATATTAGTGAAGCGTCAAAAGATGGTAAGAATACTCATATGACACATATTGAAGATAGAGTTATCTATGGTGGTGTTAAAGGGGCGAGAGAAGCTATCCTTGCATTACGATCTTTGAGAGATATGTTATCAGGAAACACTAATTCTGCGACAAACGTTACGGTTAAATGGGATGGTGCACCTGCTGTTTTTGCGGGTATTGATCCATTAGATGGTAAATTCTTTGTTGCTAAAAAAGGTATTTTCAATAAAGAGCCTAAAGTGTACAAATCAGAAGCTGATGTAAGGGCTGATACATCTGGCGATTTAGCAGAGAAATTAGTTATTGCTTTTAACGAGTTAAAAGATCTAGGTATTAAAGATGTTATTCAAGGCGATATCATGTTTACTAAAGGTGACCTTAACGCTGAGACGATTGATAGTGAGAAATACATCACTTTTCAACCTAACACAATTGTTTATGCAGTACCAGCCAATTCTAAATTAGCAAAGAGTATCACATCCGCAAATCTTGGAGTAGTATGGCATACGACATATAAAGGTAAAAGCTTTGAAACAATGAAAGCATCTTTTGGTGTAAACATAAAAGGATTGAAGAAAAAACCAAGTGTATGGTATCAAGACGCTGATTTACAAGACTTATCAGGTACAGCAACATTTACAAAATCTGATAGTGATGAGGTGACTGAGCAACTTTCGAAAGCTGGTAAAATATTTCAGAAAATTAAGTCAACAACACTCGTTGAACTTGAAAAAACACCCGCCCTTGCTATAAAGATCGAAACCTTTAATAACACATTAGTTCGTAAAGGTGCACGAATTCAAAGCACAGCAAAACATGTTAACGATTTGATAGCATGGTTTAATGAAAAGTACAAAAAAGAATATGATAAGCGCAAAAGTGAAAAAGGCAAACTAAATGTTCTTCAACGTCAGGAAGAGGAAATGCGGTTTTTCTCAAAAGAAAATCGCAAGAATCTAGATATGATGTTTCAACTTATGAACGCGATCGTTGATGCTAAATTAATCATTATAAATAAACTTGATAGATTAAAGGAAATTGATACTTTCGTAAGAACTCGTAACGGTTTTAAAGTGACTGGTTCAGAAGGATTTGTAGCAATAGACAAGAGTAAATCTGGCGCCGTTAAATTGGTTGATAGATTAGAGTTTTCTACGAATAACTTTTCGCCTGATGTAATCAAAGGTTGGCAAAGATAAAACATAAAAAATGATTAAGTCGTTTAAGAAATTTAATGAAGAAAAGACGAAAGAGGTAACTTTTACCTTTGGTCGTTTTAATCCGCCTACTGTGGGTCATGGTAAGTTAATATCAAAGGTTGCGTCTGAGGCTACCGGTAATCAATATTTTATTTATGCGTCACAATCGCAGGATGCAAAAAAGAATCCTCTTCAGTATAAAGAAAAGATTGGTGTAATGCGTAAAATGTTTCCTAAACATGGAAGAAACATTATTGAAGATTCATCAGCAAAGACCGTTTTGCATATAGCATCGAAACTTCATGATAAAGGATTCACTCTTTTAAAGATGATTGTCGGTTCAGATAGAATTTCTGAATTTAACAAACTACTCAAACAATACAATGGTGTTAAAGGCCGTCATGGATATTATAACTTTAAAGATGGTATAGAAATTATTTCTGCCGGGGAAAGAGATCCAGACGCAACTGGTGTAAGTGGTATGAGTGCATCAAAAATGCGTGCAGCAGTAGTTGAAGGAGATTTTAAATCGTTTACTGAAGGATTGCCAAAAGAATATGGCGAAGACATGACACTGTTTAATCTTCTCCGTAAAAGAATGGGTTTAAAAGAAGCTACCTCGTTCCGCAAGCACATCCAATTACCAACGCTGTCAGAAAAAAGAGAAAAGTATGTTTCAGGCGAAATATTCAATATTGGAGAATCTGCTATCATTGAGTCAGGCGAAACAATTATTATTTCTTCTCGTAAATCGAACTATGTTATCGACACAAATGGTAAAAAACATTTTGTTGAAAAGATAAACCCAACTTATGGTAAAGGTCTTGCTAAATCAACGAAGGACAAAAGACAAGCTCAGTTTAATAAACAAGCGAAAATGTCTGATGATAATCCAAAAGCTTATAAGCCTGCACCAGGTGATGCGAGAGCTAAAACAAAGGTTTCTAAACACACCCTCGCGTACCATAAAAAGTTTAGTAAAGACGAAGAACTAGAACAAGGAACCGATAAACTCGTTAAAGCGTATAAGAAAGATACTCCATTAGAGGAAAAAAGTATAAAGGGTCTTGAGAAAAAGTCAAAAGAGTCCGGTATTGCTTATGGTATTTTGAAAAAGGTTTTTGATAGAGGAATGGCTGCATGGAAAACCGGTCACCGTCCTGGTGCAACTCCACACCAATGGGCTTTTGCACGTGTTAATTCATTTATCACCGGTGGTAAGACTCGTACTACAGCAGATAAAGATTTATGGGCAAAACATAAAGGTAAAAAGGAATCTATTAATAGAACAACTTCAATTGATGAAGGAGAGGGTAAATATAAAGGTGAAACGTGGGAAGATGGATTTAAACGACGTGTGGTTAAAACATCAGATCCTAAACACTTAGAAAAAGGTTATAAGTGGAGAATAAAAGGTAAGGAACGTGATGAGATTTCAATTAAACTTTACAAAGAAAAACCAGACTTTAAAGAGTATAGTAAACAGATGAAACGTGTAGCTGGCCACGAGTTTGGTGCTTAAAAATTAATGTGTGCAAAAAAATGAATAATTCCGAAAAAACAAGATTAGATCGAATTGAAGAGAAGATTGACAAAATGGCAGAAGCAGTCATTGCGTTAGCCCGTGCAGAAGAGAAGATAAGTAATCTCGATGAAACTACACGAATCACTTTAAAAAGAATGGTGCAATATGATGAAAGAATCCGCAATCTTGAACAAGTGCAAGCAGATAACACAACGACAATAAAAACTATAAGATCAATTGTGTGGACATTCATTTCAGGTATAATTACTGCGATATGTGGCATTCTTGCATGGATAATAAAGGAGTAAAAATGAGAAATAAAACATTTAAAGAATTTTACCTAACAGAGAAACCATTAACACCTTCTCAGAGAATAGCTAGAAGTAGGTTAATGAAAAGGTTAGCGCCCAAGCTCAAATTAAAACGTAAGCTTGCGATGAAGAAAAAGGCTTCGTCTGAAACAATAAAAAAACGCGCTGAAAAGAAAGCAAAGGATGTACTCCGTAAAAAGTTTACACCAGACGGAATGAATTACGCCAATTTGTCCTTTTCACAAAAGGCTGTAATAGAGAAAAAACTTGAAAAGAAAAAGGGCGCAATTAAAAAAATAGCAAGAAAACTTATTAAACAACTTAAGCAGGCGGAAGCCGATAGATTAAAGCAACTAAAAAACACGCAAAAATAACAAAAACTATAAATAGAAATATGAAATCACATGACAAAATCACAATGTCCATAGCGAAAGCTGTGGAACAGGTATTCGAGAACAACGCAGACTTCGTTGATTTGCATTCTATAGACGCAAATAAACGAAGAGGTTCAGAGCCTCTTACAGAAAAAGACATTGATGAAGCTAACGAATTTACGAAGGCGGCGGCAAAGGCTGCAGTGGCTGGCGATAAAGACTTTAAATTTGATGGTAAATCATATCCAACTGAAATGGATGTAGATGTAGCTAAGAAAATCCTCGGTGAATCCGTTTCTGTTAATGAAGCGATTGATTTTAGCAAAGTTAATGACGATCAGCTTAAGGGTTGGCTTAAAGTGTTTAAAACCCACACAGGTAACCCATGGAGTGGATTTAAGGATGATGTTAAGCGAGCTGAAAAGGAAGCTAAAAAACGTGGTCTTGAAGAATCAGTTGATCTTGAAGAAGGTGTTATTAGCAATGTTGTGAAGAGCGTTGCAGCAAAGTTTGATGATGCTGCAGTTAAAAAACTTATTGGTGCAGTTAACGATTCAACCGCCATCCAAGTGATTATTGAGCTGGATAAGCTGAGCCCTAAGAAGCGAGCAAATCTTCATCGCGCAATCACATCGTGGATCGAAAGAAACTCAAACAACGCTGCAGTTAAACAACTCACTCGTCTACAAACATCATTAAAAGAATCAGTT